AGGCAGGTCGATGTAACCCGTGCCGCTCAGCAGGACGTTGCCGCTAAAAGTGGCGTCACCTGTTGCACCAAAGGTCAGCCGTGCCGTGCCACCAGTCGTAATACCGACCTGATCAGTGCCAGGGCTGTAAAAGCCGGTATCAGTGCCGCTGTCCTTGAAATAAATGGACGGGGCAGCAGCCGTGCCGTTCTCAAACGCAATGCTGGACCACTCGCCGTCAAGTTGGAAAAGAGTTATCCAAGTTGCGTTTGCGCTATCGCGCATCTTCATGACACCGGCGCTGGTGTCCGCCCAGAACTGATAGGCGTAAGTGGTGGCGGGGGCGACGCTACCGCTGTTTTGTGCTACAAGAGCAGCCAACGCACCGTTGATGTCGCTTCTTACAGCGGCACCGGTGCCATTGGCGATCACCATATCGTGTTGTGGCACGATTCAAGTGTCAATCAATAGCGGCAGTCTAACCCCGTCGGCCATATCCAACCGCAGTCCACGTGAACTGGCGGGCAGCAGTGGCGCCATTTTGATCGTAGAAGCTGACCACAAAGCCAGTACCGGTCACGCTATTGATCACGAAATAATCGCCCTGCTGCATGTTTTGCGCCGTGATGCCAACGCTCGGCAGGTACGCATTGACGCCACCCAATGTTGCTGTTCCAGTGAAAAATGGATGGCTGAAGGTGACGCCCGTGCTGCTGCCTCCAGTAACAGGAATATCGCTTTGTTCGGTGCGGCGTTGCAGTTGTGCGGTGTATCCCAGCTCGTCGATCAGGATGTTTTGAGCGGTGTCGTTGCTGGTCAGTAGGGCCTTGAACTGGAAGGCGCGACCACGGAAGGTGCCATTAACAAATTCCTGATAACCGCTCCAGGTCGGGGTGCCAGCTGGGTCGTCGTTGGTGTGACGCATCAGCAACTGGGCGTTTACTTGGTCAATCACGCCGCCGTCCCAATCGTCCCAGAGGTCAACGAGTTCGCTGCGGCTGTCGATCAGGTCGCTGGGGTAATAGCCACGGGTGACGAAATACCGGGTCAGATCCAGGGCATAGACGTTGCCGAGGTCCAGCGTGTTGAGGAACTGGTATTCACCGGACGCGAGGATATTGCCGAGGGTGTCAAATGACGGGATCAGGTCTACGTCGGCAATGTCGTCGATGTAGTCGTCACCGTCCAGCGTCAGGGCATCAAATTCGTCGCTGAAAAACACATTGGTGCGGACACCTTGGAATGGCGGGCTGTCTTGGTCTTCACGGCGAACCTGAACCGGCAGGGGGTCGATGGGATCCGGCAAGTCGATGATGACGCTGGTTTCGCTAACGCTGGTGCGGTCGCCGTCATCGGCAAATTTGACCAGCACTTCGCCTTCCACCAGTGGAATGATGGCCTCAGTGGCAGCACCGGATTTGGCCGGAATCAGGTCAACGCTGTTGCTCCAGGTAGCGGTGCCGTCAGTCAGGCTGCTATGGCGGATATAAACCTTGCCGCCAACTTTTACGTCAAGATCCGTGGTCTGATCCCAGCGCAAACGGCCTGAGTTGATGCTGATGGCTTCAAACGTCAGGTTTTGAACGTTACCCGGAGGCGCTGTTTTACCCAGCAATGTGAACTGCGCTGGTGCAATGACGCTGCCTTTGCCAACTGAGTTGTACGCCTGAATTTGGACGTATAGCGTGCCAGCACGGGTCTGGCGAATTGTGAGGCTGGGCGAGGTGGTAGTAACCAGTGTCCAGTTATCGTCGTCGATGCGGTACTGAACGCGATACTCACTGGCGCGTGCTGGCGGGGCAATCCAACTGAGGTTGACGCCGGAAAAGATGCTTTGGCCGTCTTGGTAGAGGAACTCTGCGCCGGTGATGTTGCCAACCGGTTCCGGCGGATCCAGAACATTTGTAATGTCGCGGACCGTCAGCGTAATGTCGGATTCAATCGCGCTGTAAATCGAAGCGTTGTAGGCGAGGGCAGTAACGCCATAAACGCCATCATTGCTTTCGGCAACGTTTAGAACGCGAAATTGTTGGGCTTCAACGTCGCTGGTCTGAACCAGCCAGATGCTGTTGACGTTGGGTGCTTCGCTGAACGGCGTAAAAACGCTTATAACGTTGCCAGCAATGGATTGAATAACGCGGGTTTCAACAAGACCCGTCGGCAGCAAAACTGAAATTGTGGGGCTAAGCGCCAGGTTGACTGACAAATCAGTGGTGCTGTCAATCGTGATGGCGGTTGTAGTGGCAGCACTGACGCGACCGCTACGGCGTGTACCGGCCTTCATGGGGTCGGCAATTTCAATCACCATCCCAGGGCGCAGGATGATGCCGCTATCAATCGAAACAGAGAAGCTGACCGTTTCCGTCAGGTTTTGTTCGCTGAGTAGTGCCCACTTGCCGGCGCGATGTGCTTGACCTTGGCTGTAACAGCCCAGCGCCTTAATGTCCTTGTTGATGATGCCGTATTTGGCTACAGCGGCTGCGTCTTCGATGTATTCATACTGAACTTCACCCTTGGCCTCGTAGGTCTGATACGCGACCGTTGCCGTGGTGTGGCGGGCCTTTTGTGATGTGCCGCTGTAATTAAATAGGCCGTCAACAACATTGCTTGGCCCCAGCAGATATTGCGGATCAGACGGCTTGTCCTGTTGAAGCACCAGCGAACCGGCGCCGTAATAGGCGATGCCACGAAACAGGCTGGTCATCTCTTGGATGACGTTGTAAACCTCGTCGCGGCTATTAAGCAACAAGTTGCAGCTGAAGCGTGGCTCTAAACCGCCTTTGCCGTCATCAACAAGTTCGTTGCAGTATTGGCTGATGGCGTAAAAGTCATACCGGTCGAGACTGCTGGCTGGGATTGATGCGCCATAACGGGTATTGGTCAACAAATCCCATAAACACCAGGCAGGATCGTTCGTCCAAGTTGCAGCACCAAACGTTCCATCCCAAACGCCGGCGTAAGTAATTCGACCTAGGTGAGTTGTGGTGTCAACGGTGGCATTGCTTGGGATTTGAACTTTGATGCCGCGCACTAGGTATTTGCGGGCCGGGATATTGCTGAATTGGCGCGAGTCGAAACGCAAATAAGCCAGTGCGCTATTGGGATAACGCAGCTTTTCATCAATAATTTCGGTATAGCTGAACCAATACGTTTCGTTTTGCAGGCGCGTTGTAGTTGAATCCGCAGATGTGCGGACCATTTTGATGTCAACCGGAAAAGCACCATTCAGGGTGATTAGGTAATCACGTTGGTAACGGTTGCTGGTTTTACCACTGATCGTATCAGTTGCGATGGTGTTATATCCGCCGCCGTTGTACTGAACTTGGATAGCTAAATCAACGGATGTACCAACAATGTCGCCGTTGTCCTGAAAGTATTGCAGCGACGGAAGGCTAACCGTAATACGAACGCGATCAACGTTTGCGTTGCTGATTGTGCGAACAACAGGCGCAGCGTTTGTGATTTCAACATTGACGGCGTTTTCGCTTTCAGTGCCAGGCAGGTTGGGGATATACGTCTGGGCTTGCGTGCCATTGCGGGTGACGACTGTATAGCCTTCAAAATTAGAATTGCCGGCACTATCAAGCACCGGAGTGTCGTCTAAATAAATGCCTTTGTTGCCACCTTCAATGCCCTCAATTTCACCTTCAGACAGCAAATCCAGCACGTTGGCGTACTGAACAGACTGCAGCGAATCGTCCGCTTCAACTGGCGTGCGGCTACCACCTCCGCCACCACCACCTTTGCCACCTCCGCCTCCGCCACCACCACCGGCACCTGCAATGCCAAGACCAAGACCTGCGTTATGGACGCGGATGTTATTGGCAATAAAGGTGTGTTGACCCTCAACGGTCAGGTTATAAACCGTGGCTTGCCCCAGATCGGTTTTGCTGACGATGGGCCGTAAGTGGTTATTGGCGTCAACAAGGCAATCGTCGGGCCCCAGCGTGTCGATTTCGACGAACGCATTGAACTGGTTTAGAACCCAGTGGTTTGGGGTTGCATCAACGCTGCCGCCGCCCCAGAGCTGATAACGAACAACGCGCTCGTTTTCGTGCTCGTGAACCTTGAGGATTTTGGCTTCATGCAGAGTGCCGGCGTCGTCAAAGCTCAGGACCAGATCGCCGGGCTGAAGCTCATCAATGCGGCGGTTACCGCCAGGGATTGCAACGAGTGTTTGGCCGACAAAGCATCCG